GGTATGAACGACAAAACGCCCCCGAGAACATCCCGAGGGCGCTGAAACCGCCTGAAATTGTCTACCGACTTATCAACATCTCAACAATGCGACAATCGCTTGAGCCTGTCAAGCGCAACGATAGGCTTCGGCGTCGATTGTCGTACCGCCCGGCGTCACGCTATCCGTCACCGTTTTGGAGATCCAGGCCATATTTCCGCCGAGTTTTGACGTCTGATTCTTCACGTCATTGAGTGCCGGCGCCTCGGATCGCCACAGGCCGGGATTGGAGTAAGCGATACCGGACCACCCTCGAACGGTGCCGAGCAACTTGCAGTTCGTGACCAGCGTTTGGTTCTTGGTCGTAACGACCGTCGCCGCTTCAGGGGCCAGGATGATGGGCGGGGTGCAGGCGGCGAGGCAGCAGAGGAGCAGAATGGGGGCTTTCATGGAACCTTCAGGTTTGTGTGCATCTTCACGAATGCCGATAACCGGGAACCTGTCAAGCGAACAAACCCCGACTTGAAGCCAAGGGTTGGCTGCCCGGCACTCTCCCAGCCAGAGCTACCCGATGGGGGCGGGAATCGAACCCAGCGTCTCCGGGACAGCCAAAAGCCACCGCACGGAATCGAACCGTGGACCTCCCGCTTACGAGGCGGGTGCTCTACCGTCTGAGCTACAGCGGCAACGATGGCTAATTTAATAGCCTTCCTGACGCTTCCGACTCGTCAACTGCCCATCGCGTTCATGCGGCTCCATCGTCGGGACGCGGGGAATCGTCTTGATCCCATTCCGCATCGCGTGCCGCTGGCGCTCGAATCTCTCGGGCGAGCCGACGTTGGGAGCGTAACTGTACACGCCGTCCGCCTCGACATGCGGGGCCGAAATGAGCCGGCGTAAGGGTTTCCGGCAGGTCGAGCAGAACCGTTGACGGTCACGCTCCTCGATCTTGACCAACCGTTCGACCCGGTGGCCGTCTGGGCATTCGAACTCAAGCAAAGGCATCGACTTCCTCTGGAGTATCGGCTTCCGGGCCGAGGTTGATCGGAATGGCCTTCCCGTTGCTGTCCGATAACTGCGGCAACCGCTCGAGGAAGGCTCTGTTTTTCGGCCGGATGGCTTTCACGTACGTATCGCCGACGATGTTGATCTGCGGGTACGTCCGCTCCATGACGAGCAGCCAGCGGGCGCTAATCAAGAGGTCGATCTTGGATTCCCACCACCGGCCATGACCAGGGCGAATCGTGTCGTCCTCTGTCCCAGAATCGATCAACGCGCCAAAGGTCAGTGCGGTCGAATTGGACGCCAGCGCGTGCCCGCCATCGGCATGCATGACCGTGTTCTCGCGCAGCCATTTATGGTGTGCCGCAGAGCCAAAAACGAGGCTGGACGGCATGGGCCCTTTGCTCCGCATCGCGCAGTCCGCACCCAGAACCGTGATCTTGTCGAAGCCCATGCACAAGGCGACGTCGATGGCTCGGGTGACAGTATTTAAGCCTGACCCAGCTCTGACGGTCCCTGGGTAGAGGGTCATGTACATCCAGTCCTCGTACGGGAACTGTTGCACGACGCCGTTCGCATCGGGCCACGCCACTGGATTGCGTTTGATGCCGACAAAGTTGTGGAACCAGCGAATCCGGCGCTTGTTTGTGGTCAGGTACTGCGTGAGGTGGGGATGGACGGTTGTGGCGAGCATGTACTCGACGTCGGCCACGTCTTGCCACTCGACGAGCATGTCCGTGGTCTGATCGACCGTGAACCCGTGGGTCGGTTTGTATCCGTTGTCCACGAGCCACGGCAGGGCCGAATTGCACCCCCAGACTTCATCGCCTTGTGGCACCCATTCGGTCGCTTCTTCGGCCAGCGACGGGCCGGCACCGCAGATGACGACGTGCTTGCCCTTCCCACTGTCCACCTTGACGACAAACCGCTCATCGAGTTCGTCGATCGCCCGCCGGAACCGTTGCCAGGAGTCGAACGCCGCTTGGTCGGTAAAGCTGGATTCGACGAGTGCCGCGAGTCCCCAGTACGGCTCTAACTCTTCGGCCACGGCGCGGTTCATATGCTGAAGGTGGTCGTGGGCCATTGCTTCCCAGGCAAAGGCATTGCCGATAATGAAGGCAGGGAAGTGGTCCGAGACCGGATTGGCGAGTGTGACCGTGGGTGACGGCGGCTTGCCGTTCTTGGCCGCCACGCGCTGAGCCTCACGACGGTCGCGACGGGCTTGGCTCATGCGACTGAGACGAGGCTAATGCAGCGGCAATTGTACGTGTCATCGCCGGGGATATAGTTGCCGTTCGAGTAGAGCGCATCATACGGCACGGTCTCGCCTTCCATCATCACATGCTCGTCCCGCTCGCGGTCATCCATGACGCCTTTCCACGTCTTGGTCAGTGAACCCTGTTCGACAATGCCCTGATTGATCGCGTCACGCCAGGCTAAATCCTGCCCAAGTTTCATGGCGTCAAGACTCGCCGTTCGGCTGATGGTCTCGGCATTCAGTGCCACGGCGCGGCGCGTGTATGCAGCAACGGATTTCTCGATGGCCGCGTCCCCAAAATCGGTTTCCGCCGCCAGCTTGGCTTCGTACTTGGCGACATTCGCCACTTGCGTTGGCGACAGGCCAACTATCTGCCGGATCTCTCGCGCAATCGTGGCCGCCGAGTCGCCATTGCGGATCCCGTTCTCGATAAACGCCTTGACGGCTTCCCGGGTATCGTCGGCCAGTGATTGGACGACCTTGGTATCGAGCTCGCGGACGCCTTCGACGACATGGGGCGAGAGGTAGTTGAATGCGACACCAACCACGCCATTCACCTGACCCGCGTCCGGCAGGTCAAGAATGGCCGAGTCAAACGCCGCCGCGACGGCCTGTCTGATGCGGACACTCAGCACCAGAAGGGCGCGGTCCACCAGCACCGCAAACGAGCCACCGACCGCGACATCAGCCACGAGTCGGTCGAGCGCATGGGACCGGATGATGTCTTCGAGGTCCGTATCACTCAGGTTCTTCCGGATGGTATCAAAGGCGCGCAGCACGGCCGCACTCAACGCCGGCTGCAATCGTGCGGCTCGGCGTCGGGCGCGTTGCCATGCCTCGAGTTCAACCGCTGAGAGCATCGCCGTTCGTCGGGGAGACAAACTTCCGCTCAACTACCGTCGCATCGAGAGACCAATCGACGTACTGCTCGATGGTCGCCTCGACCAGACTGTCGTTGCTGATCTTGACCGCGATGCTGATAACGCCCTTCATTGGCGCGCCATCCAGCAGCACCTTCGTATTGCCCGGATCTCCGTCGGGGCAACTAACCTGAAGCCGATGGAGGTCTGGCATCAGCCCTTAGATGCCGGGACGGTCTGCGTGCTGCTCGAGTTAGCCGCGTTCTCGCCAGGGTTCTGATGATGCTGCGCGTCATGGCTCGCATGGTTCGCGGCGATTGTCGAATGGGCTTGGCTCGCCTTGCTCGGCGTGTCGCCATCGGACGGCATGCCTGCACAGCCCGGACTAGTCGGTTGCATCGCCATTCTCGTCTCCTTGGTCAAACGTGGTGTCCGATTCCTTTCGTACACGCGTGCCGATGTAGTGATAGTCCCCGTTGTCCCACGAACTGACATAGCGGGCAATGCCGTTCCCGAACTGGACATCCAGCGCATCGTATCCTTTGCTCATTTTGGGGGCGCGGTTCCCGTCCATCGGCCCGCCAACGAACTCCGGATACTCATGCGGGACGTGTGTCATGCGACGGCTGGTGCGGGTCGCTGTCTGAGTGCCAACTGGGCCGCCATCTCGTCGGCTTTCTGTGCTGCATCCGCCGCTTTGGCCGCGTCCATCTCTTGGACCAGTTCGTCGATATTCTCGTCCGGACTCAACCGTTGCCCATCCTGTAACGCTTCAAGTACCACACGAGCCGGGAGGTTCAACGCGGTCGCCAGTGTTCCCCACGCCGTCATCATGTCAGCCTGCATCGACATGTCGTCAAACTCGCGGTTGATCTCGATAGACCCGCCATCGGGCAATCGGAGATAGTTCGCATGAAACTGCATGGCCTTCTCAACGGCGTCCTGTAGTCCGCGAGCCGTGACCGCCAGCTTCGAGTCCGATGCGCTTTTGTCGATCCGCTTGGCTTGAGCTGTCTCGGCCGTTCGCTTCTGCGGGGCGAGCATCGAGAGGCCAAGGACGCCCATGTCTGACTTCATGTCGTCCAGCGAGACCTTCACCTCGTTGAGTGCTTGGCCGGTATGTGACACGTACTTGGCGTCCGCGCCTAACGGGAGCCAGAGTACGGTGTCAGGTCCTACCACGACCGGTTCCTTGCCACCCGCCGAATTGGATGCGCCGATAATGGCAAGGACCGGGACACACGTTTTGTGGATCGAGGTCGCCTGGTCACTGGACCGCTGATAGAACGCGATGTTGAGATAGGCCAGGTCGATGAGCGGCGGGTCGGAATCGAACAACGCCCGACGCCCGGAGCTCTGCACTTCCGCCAACGGGATCTCGGTCTGGTTTACATACCGGCCTTCGTCGACCAGGACAACTGTCTGCGTGTCGGTAACCTCAAGCAGCGTAAAGCCAACCATCCCGTTCTCGTTCCACAACACCCGGTAGCGCGTCTGCGTCTTTTCACCAAAGGCGCCATCGGGAACCGAGGTCGTCTCCTTGAGCACGATCTGGGTGAGAATGAGCCGTCCCCCAACCGTCTGCGTTCGCCAACTGACGATGTTGTCCTTTTTGATGAGCACCCAGTACGGCCGCATCGCCGCTGGGCCTGTTTCATCAGCAAGCGTCAGGATGCGGCCACCCGTATTCGGATAGTCCACGAGAATCGCACAGTGGCCCGTCTCGATGGCTTCCTGTAGCGCCTCGTGAATGAACACGTCGCCATGCGTGCCGGCGTTGTCGATATTCTCCCACTGGTCACGGATGGGTTGCGGGACATCGTCACCGAACTCCGGGTCTCGGCGAAAGACGTAGCCGGTCAGCCCTTCGACAGCACTCCGGAAGGCGTTGAAGAAAACGGTTGAGCGGAGGCGAGCCTGGTAGTTCTGCGGCTCCTCACCTGGCGCTTGCGGGAGGTACGTGTTCTGCCGAGCTCGTACGCTTTCAGTCCCGCCCCACACGTCGCGACAGATGGTTAACGCGTTCTGCTGCTTCTCAGCGGCCGGTGAGAGCGTACTGGGGAGGTTTCGCTTCTCGCCAGGAAAACCGGCAATCTGGACACCACCCGGGCGTAACGGACCGTCACCGGGTCGGTTGCCGACATTGGCGGGGTCCGTATCAGGGACGTAGGGCAGTTGATAGGTCGCCATGCTACATCCTCAGTGTGGAGAAAGTGGCGGCCCTCGTGTGCAGGAGGTTAAACC